ACAAGTTTTCTGTACAAGTTTGTCAAATGTAACATAGATACTATCAGTATCAGATGCAACAATATAATCAATCTCACCTTTAGTTTGAAGAACACCATTAAGATATTCATTCACTTTCTTTTCAATGAAACGAATGATAAACTGACCAGCAGTTGTAATACCACTTGCCTGTCTTACATCATAATATCTAAAGTATTGATTACCAACTGCACCATAAGCTGAGTTCAATGCAATCTTTCTAGCCCATTGAATATTGTGACAACGAGCAATCTCTTTTTTAAGTTCAGGATTTTTAGTTCTTTCGTATTGTTCTTTTGCTTTCAACATACGCTTCTTGTAAATCACTCGTTCTTTGTACATGGTCTCCATCATTTCTGGTAGAAAACCTTGACTATCATTTTTGAATTTTGCACCGTTTGGTGTGACACAAGCGCCTTCAGTTTTTAAATAGTTTAATGGTACTTGCATATCAATCATTTTATTTACATTGATACCGTGTGAAGACTCACCAATAATTTTTTCTGGCGAAATATTATACTGAATAATAATATGTGGATATAGTGAATTAATATCAAATGAAACAATCCATTTGTGTTGACCTGGTTGTGGGTCTTTTACATATGCGCCTTCATATTTTGTTTCTTTACTATGTTCTTCTCTTGGTGGCACACATATATTCTTTTGCATTAAATGATTTGCAATCAAAGTGTCCCACACTCGCACTTGTGAAAAGATATCGTCATAGTTTACTTTTGATTCATATGCAACGGTCAATGCTAGTTCAATCAAACCAAGTTTGTCTTCTAATGCGTCAACAATCTCCACATCTTGGATGTTATAATCAACAAATGATTGAAAGTCTTTGGTGTACCAATCTTTAAATGTATCATAGCCTGCGTCATCTTTACCACGGCCAAGTTCTAGTTCACCAATAAAATCTAGTTTGTAACTCTCTTGTCTTGTTGGAATAAACCACTTGTATAAGTCAAGGTAGTCAAGCATAACAATACCATACAACTGATAAACAGTTTGTGGTCTGCCTCTTACATTAATCTCTTCTCTATTGATTAGATTCCAAGGCGACATTTTATTTGCAACCTTATCACCTGCAATCAATTTAATTCTATTCATCAAATAAGGCAAGTCAAAAAACTTTGTGTTCCAACCAGTGATAACATCTGGATAATTTTTTAACCAGAATTTCATAAACTCAAACATCAACTGTTTCTCATCTTTACATTTGATGTATGTTACATCTGTACGGTCAGTTTTAAATTCACCAACACCCCAAGTAATGATAGATTTGTTTGTTTGATTTTTAACTGTAATACATAACAACTCTTCAACAGGATTTTCTACATCAGGAAAACCACCTTCACAAGTTGTTTCAATATCAAGTGTAAAGATTTTTATGAATTGTTTATCCCACTCAATGTTTTGAGGGTATTCTTGTCCGATATATTGATAGTGATATCTTTCTAAACCAAAGATAGGTGAGTTTTCAGTTGCCACATCTCTACGAAATCTACGAGCTGCATTGATGTCCGTAAATTCAATAGGTTTTAGAAATTGACCTTGTAAGGTTTTATATTGTGAGTGTTCTTGTGTTAGGGCGTAGAGGGTAGGACCAAAATCAATTTTTTCTTTGTAGTCTTTTCCGTTTAAGACACCACGAATTAGAAGTTTACCTTTGTGTTCAATTACATTTTTATAGAAGTTCATCTTTTCTCAATTTCACTGTTAATCCATTTAACGAATCATCTAACTGGATTTGACAAGCCAGCCTTGATTCATTTTTTATATAGCCATTCTCATATTCAAGTAACTCTTGTTCTAAAGAGTTTTCTTCAATTTTTACTTTATCATACCATACACTATTTACATGAATATGGCAAGTCGCACACGCACAACAACCACCACAGGTTGCAGGAATCTCAGGTAAGTCTGCCTGTTTAGCAGCCTCCATAAGAGTATAACCTGCTGGAACCTCCACGGTTATTGTTTCATTATCATCTCTAACAAAATGTACCTTTACCATTACGGTAATTTAGTTTCAGTAATCAGTTCTCTATTTGGTGTTAAAATACTACTCGTATTTACCGAGTAAGAATTAAGAATATCTTTTTTAGGGGTCATTATAGTAACAATCTTACTGTCATCTACAATAATTTCATCCTCTTCAGCATAAGGCATCCAAGGGCTCATCATTAATTGAACCGGTTTTCCTGGTCCTTGTTGCATTGGAATTATTACAAATGCTTTTTTAATTGTAACCTGTTGTTGGCTCCATTCTACTTTACCTATAACATCTTCACCTGTTATCATTCTAACTATCTTCACTTCACTCATATTATCTCCTATTCAATACTATATTTTGTTGTTATCACATATTTTCTTTGTGGGTTTACCATTACATTTAGTCTATTCATAAATGCACGGTCAAAAAGAATCAAAGTTCTTTCATCTCTATCGTCTAAAGTAAATTCTACATCTTTATAGAGACCGCCTGCAAACTCCACATCAAGTTTGATAACATATCTGGTCTCATCATAATCTCTTAAGCCACCTACTGAAATTTCTTCTTTACGAATAATATCTGAGGTTACAGTTTTCCCCAAAAGAGACCATCTAATCTGTTTACCATCCACTTTATACTTATCAGCGTGTATAACTGGCATACCAGAGTTACCAGTGTCAAACTTAGCAATGATTTCCCCAAAAGGTTTAATTGTGACCACTTCTTTATAGCCACATTCTGTTGGTGTCTTATATCTATTATCTTTATTAGCAAAGTAGCTGATAACAATGTTAGATATATTGAGTTTTGTAGCATCTTCAATTCCCTCAGTACCAGGTGATGAATTCACCTCTAACATAAACGGCGGTTCTTTCTCCCTATTTTTACTAGGTATGAAATCAACTGCCGACCAATGTCCGTTTACTGCCTTAGCAGCTCTTAGACTTTCTTCAATTTCTAATTCTGTAAGTTCTATCTTTTCTGGTACAGAACCTTGTGATACATTTGACCTGAAGTCGCCTTCAATAACTGGTCGTTTCATAGCTGCAATTACTTTGCCACCTAAAACATGTACCCTTACATCATAATCTGTTTTAATATATTGTTGTGCTAATAAATCTGTGTCTTCATCTTGTTTATGAATTAATTGTACAATACTATCTAAACCTTTTTCTGTATCAACAAATAATACACCAACACCTTTAGAACCTCTAAGTGTTTTTAGAATAATAGGAAACTTTAAACCAGCCTCTTCAACTAGTTCTACTGATTTTTCGGGGTCATTGATAAGAATAGTTTTAGGTTCTGTTAAACCATAATCTGCAAGTCTTAATGAAGTTCTATATTTGTCTGCACAAATATTAATACTTTGTCTGTTGTTTACACAACATACATTAGCTCTTTCTAAAATAGAAACAAAGTCTAACCAACTGTCTTTTCTTGTAATAGAACCACGAATAATTGCAACGGTGTCACTATCAATTTCAAAACCTTTTTTATCTTCTTTGTTATGAAATCTACGGACACCATCATTATATGTAGTGTAGCCACCAGTAAGTTTAAAAAGATAATGTGGATATTTTAACTTATCACATTCTTCTCTTAAACGGTCAGCAGTATGAAAAGTCTTTGCTTCTTCAGGTTCATCTGTGATGATGAGAAGTTTTAAAAAGTCTTTTTTAGCTTCTGTTATATATTCTCTAAACTTTGGTACTTGCATTGTTACTATCTTCTGGTTTTTTGCCTATGTTATATTTAGCAACCAAGTTCCAATCATTCTTTTCCTTAAAAGGTAAAACTTTGATTTGACTTAATGGTGCCTTATTTTCAACCATAGTAGGCTTTACAACCTCAATTAAATTCCAATCTTGTAATAGTAATGCAATAGTATTTCTTCTTTGAATATCGTTTTCCACCAAAGTAGATTTCTTACCATCTAAAGCAAATAGTTCTTTGAAATGGGTAATATAATATTTACCTTGTTTATGTAATATGTGACACGACTGAAATAGAGTTTGGTCTTTACGACTTGCAACTCCAATTCTAGTTAGTGTTTCTCGTACTTTTAGAAAATCGTCTGGTTGCTTGATAGTGACTTCTAACATATCACTTTGCGACCAACTAATAATTTCTTCACTCATTTTTTTCTCCCACCTTTCGTCAGGCTTAATTTAATATCATCAATTTGGCCGTCTGAAAGTAGGTTAAGAGCTTCTTTTGCTTTTTGATTACTATAACCATAATACTCTTTTACTGTTTCTAGGTCTTTAACTTTCTTTTGTGAAAGCCATTTCCCACCAAATCGCTTTTTCTTTCTGATACTATTTATAAAATAGTGAAATTGCAATCGTTTAGGCAAGAAATGTAAACCGTTCATCTCATTGGAATGCATTATGGTATCATAAAACATAGAAAGACACCTATTAATAATAAAAGGTGGATACTTTTTCTCCCATGTAATATCGTCAGTATCTAACAATGGTTCTTTAGTTTCATTGATAGCTTTTAAATAGTCTTTTAATTCGTACATTATTTAAACTTACAATTAGCCATGATTTCGGTTAAACAAGCAACCATATTAATTTCTTGGTCAGCAACAAAAGCGGACTTGTATTGGTAACCTGCAAGAATTAATATTGATTGAGGAACAGATTGTGATTCTAGTGCTGAATACATCAACTCATAGATACTAGTAAACAAAGATGATGGTTCTTTGTCAAGGTTATCAATGACCCACTTACGCATATCATTAAACCTTTTTTCTTTTAATACTTTTACTAGTTCTTTTGTATTTGCCTCAGATAAACTAAATAAAATACCACTGTCAATCTTACCTCGTACAGAATATCTTTGTAGTTCATTGATAGTTCTACGGAAGTCTGGATAATATTTCTGAATTAACTCAGCAAGAACCTTGTTATCATATTCAATGTTCTCATCATCAAGGACTTTACCAAGTCTTTTCATTAGTGCCTGTGCTGTTTTTACTTTTTGGCCATTCTTAATAGCAAAATCAATTACAGTACAACGACTATGTAAAGCAGGTAAAATCTTGTTCTTGTAATTACAAGTAAAGATAAATCTACAATTTTTGTAAAATGTTTCAATGAAATTACGCAAGGCAGGTTGTACAGACTCGGCATTCATATAGTCTGCCTCATCTACAATAACTACTTTGTGATTAGATTGTTCGGTAAGAGATACAGTTGAAGCAAAGTTTTTAATCTTGTTTCTTAGTGTATCAATTTGACGGCCTTCATCTGAACCGTTAATAATAATATAATCTGCACCTAGTTCCTCACACAATGCACGAGCAACAGTAGTTTTACCAGTACCTTGCGTACCAGATAATAACAGATTAGGTATTTCTTTTTGTTTTAGAAATTCAGTAAATGTCTTTTTAATATCTTCACTTAAAATACACTCACTGATTTTTTTAGGACGGTATTTCTCCACCCACAAATATTCTGACATAATATAAACTCCACTTTATTCATTATTTAGTTTCTTCTTCATACTTATAAGTGACTTCATAACCACCTTTTCTATCAGTCCACCAATCATCTTCTCTATCATAATCACACTCACTTACAAACTCCCAAAACTTATCGTTTTCTTCGTCTGTAGGTTCTTCACCGTGTGGTTCTATATCAGAACGAAACTCTTGTTCCTGGTGTGATATGATTTCTTTAAATCTTTGGACTGACCCAAATTCTTCTATGATTGCTTCATCATCTACATCATATTTGAATTCAGAAGCGACTTGATGCCATTCAGTTTTTGAGAATTGCATAATTAAAACTCACTGTCTGGCTCAATTGCAATCCAATACTGAATTTGTTTATTACGATTAATAAAGTGAGAAATCTTTTGAGATGAAATCGCAACATCATAATCGTCTTGTATCATCTTAAAGTTTTCTGTTTTGAAATATGCCTTAAACTTCTTATCAGTTTCACCAATGGTGATTGAATAGTCATTTGAAGACGGTGTTTTCTTATCAGTGGCTACTAACTTAATCTCTTTGCCATCGCCAACTACTGCAATGTCTGGTAGACCAAGTGTAGAAACACCTTTCATAAGTTTTGCAAAGATGTCCTTCTTCAAAGAAAAGGTAACATACTTATCTGGCATAGTAATTACTTTTGATGGTGCAACTACTACCGACTTATCTGCAAAGAAATATTTAATTGCTTGTTTACTATTACTATCTGCAATCGTTAGATTTTGACCACCGTTAAATTTAAGGTCTGACTTGTCAAACAAATCAACTGCTCTTAAAAATTCAGGTAAGTCATAGATAGCAAACTCTTGTTCAAACTGTTCTGACACTTCAGCTTCTGCTAAAATGTTTTTCAATGTAGAAATAGTTTGAATTTTGTTGCCTGGTTTTACCAGAATGTTCTGGTTAATATCTGAAAAATTTTTCAGAATGGCAACTGTATCACTACTTAGGTTCATTATATAATCTCCTCATTATTTTATGGAGCGGATACTTGGTACTGCCCCAAGTTCTGTGAGTTGGTAACCCACTGTAATACTTTTATACGATATCCGCATGTTCTTAATATACACTAACATTATCATAATGTCAATGCTGGTTTGACAGCCACTCCAAATCATATTGTGGCACGCCAAATTCTATTGTTTCCAATGGTTTTATATTATTTAAATCAATATTAAACCATACTTGGTCACTTAAACTTTTCATAATCTTTACAATCATCTTATCATTTTCACCTGTCCAACCTGTATCTGATTCTATAAATTTAATACCACCAATATCTAACTGTTGCTTATTAAATACAAATAGTTTATATTGTTTGGTTTTTTTCCAATCATCAACCTTGGCAAAGTTGTATTGATAATCATAATGTGTATCGTTTACAAATTCTATTTTCTCTTCAATTGTCTTTTGTGCTGTTGTTCTATGTGAAGAAAATTTAAGTCTATTATCTTTAGAAACAAATCTACCTGACTTAACAGATACTTTATTACCTTTTATAACAAAATCAAAACCAATGCTATGTGAACCTACATTGTGTTCAACAATGTCTGTGATAGACCTTTCTAATAGTGATTCTAACATCACATCTTGTAAAGGTAAATCTGGATATAATTGGTGATGAAGAGCAAGATTACTCTTAAATTTTTCTATATTTAGATTCAACATTTATACATTATATAATAGGCCGTCTAAAATGGCAATGCCAGAATAAACGGCCTATAGTAATTTTATTAATTTAAATCTTCAATATTGTCAATCTCATCATCTGTAAGATTTAACATATTGATAAATTTACCCTTATTACCATTAAGTTTTACAACATTTTTAGCAATAAAATATGCAACGGACTCAATAGGTTTTGAATTTAATCTACTACTTGTAAAATCCGTTTGTTTTTTCTTAGGTTTAACATTGACATAATCTTTAAAATCATTCAAAATTTGGTCTTCATTTTTTGCGTTATCAAATTCATCATTGATTTGTAAAAATTTAGCCATACCACATAATAGATAAACTGATACATTTGGTTCGTCTGACCAAATTGTTTGTATTATATCAGAAGCTTCTATTACATAATCCTCTTGTACTTTTCTATTGATTTCACTTTCTAAAAGTTTAAAACCACCTAATACTTTACCATTTGGATTTAAACCTTCAACATCTAGTTTTGCATTAATCAATGTGTCTAATAATGATAACGCTTCTGCATCTCTATAAACTACCTTTGATTTAAAAATTTCTTCAGGTTTCATAGTTTCTGCATCAGCATTCCTCATCTTAAACATTTTAGCTTCTTTTTCTTGCATATCTTTTTCAGAAGCTCCTCGTCTGTGGTGAAATTTAGATACTGAAATCCATCTAGCTCCACATACACCTGCCATGATTGCTCTTCTTAATCCGTCCCAATCAAAAGCTCTATCTCCTCTATATGCAACATCAATGTGACCAGCTGCATATGGGTCAAAGCCTCCTGCGTTTACTAATTTATTAATAAGTTTTCTTAATCTAATTCTTCGTTGATAGGACATATCAACATAAAGATTTGATAGCATTTCGTGTCTAGTACCATCAAATGGTCCATAAACATCTTCAGCTGACTTATCAATACCTTTTAATGTTTTTGATTTAAAATTTGTGATTTGTAAAATAGTATCAACTATTTCTTGGATATTATGTATTCCGTTTAGTGTTGCTAATGCACTAGCTACTTCACTAAAATTATTACTCTTTATAATCATATTAACCTTTCCTGTTAATGTATTGTGAGATACTCCGTATCTCGTTATTATTATTTATAATATATAATAGGCCGTCTAAAATGGCAATGCCAGAATAAACGGCCTACTTTATTTCTTAACTAGTTATATCACTAATACTATAAGCCAAGCTAATACTACACTTGGTACAGTACACATTAATATAAGTGACCTATTTTTTCGCCAGTAAGATTTAGTCTTACCAACTCCGTAAGTGATTGTTTTCCACTCAC